GGAGCGGATTGAACCGGAATCTTGTCAGATTGACGCGAACCAGCAACCGAGAAGTTAGCCACCGCATCATCTTGCCCAAAAGCAGGTATCGCTTCTACAGGTACAAGATTAGCTGAGACAGCGATAGCCGAAACGCTTGCAACCACAGAAAGGTTTGCAGTTGTCAACGGGGTTGGAGTTGCAGTTGGTTGGCAATAGAGCGAGGCGCTAAAGCCGGGTAAAACTTTACTAGGAAGAGCCATTTTTCACCTCACGCAGGAATGTCTAAAGTGCAATCAAGAACGATTTGATTTAATTTACTGTCATTGTCGTATGTGTGAAAGAGCCAATCAACATCGACCTTTGACACAAAAAAGAGACCACCAAAGGTACCTTGATACCCGTGTAAGGCATCCACAATCTGCTGTGCCTTACTAAAACAATTTGCCATCAACTGTGCGAACACCGTAGCCTGAAATACAGGTCTGTCTATACCCTTCACCGACTGCGGCCCTGTGTAAACCGGCTGATGTACATCTCTGAGCTGCCACGTTACAAAAGTCGGTTCGCTTGCAAAGTTTCGGTTAAACACTGCATAAACTGGAGTCGGTGTACAAACCGTGACTAACTGAGCCTGTATTGCTTGAGCATAAACAACCGCGCTATTTTGCCCCATCTTAGACCGCCACGCTAGGTTCGTTTCTGTAGCAAGTCAGCGTCACCCACTGCCTATCATCATGCTCGTAGACTTCAGCGATTCGCCAGCTCGTATTTCTAAAAGTAATCGAGTAATCCTCTTGATTATCCGAGACCGTCCGCATGTTAGGCGTGTAATTCACAATAAAGTCCATCATGTTGTCGTACTGCCTGAACTTCTCTAAGGTGCGAATTCGATTGTGAACCGACTTAGTTTTTGCCCGCGTCTTGAACCAAAGCGTCTCCACCGTCGTTTGCTCACCTAAATTCGTGATGGTAAACGACAGATTATTGATGCTTATTTCGTCGACGCGTAAGACCATCACATCACCAACGGCTTGTAAGGTCTAAGAAGTTGGTCAATCGCCCACGGCATTTGTTTATGCTGCTCTGCGGAAATGGCCGAGCGATTATTGTAGAAGTGAGTGAGAAGCATAAGACCCGCTTGTTTAACAACGGGATACTGACCAATGACCGAGCCTTGTAAGGTGTACTGACAAAGCATAGGAGCGGTCATGTAGGTGTTGATGTTGTTGGGAACCTCAAAAAGAACAACTTTGTTCCCAGTGGGGTCGTAGTAGTAGTTCGTGTTCGTAATCGTCGTAAGTGTCGGCGGATTCAAGTCGGTGTAATACTTGATCCAATTTATCGTCACGCCATTCTGCGAGACCTCAGGGAGATCAAGGCTTACAGGCGCAGCCATAAGCCCTGAGATCATGTAGGACGCTTGATAAGTGACGTTAAAGACCGGAACGCCTAAGTAGTCCTCAATCGCCATTCTTGTAGCGAGTTCTAACTGAGCAAGATAATCGTCCTGTGACTCATCCTGAAATAAGTTCAACTGATTGGTGATTTCCTCAAACGTCAGCCATTGAGTCACCGGATCACGGGTGCTCTGAATGACCTTCGAGTAGTTGAACGGGTTTCTAGAACCCGCTCCGAAGTTACCTTGCAGTTGTGATGGCATCTTTAAGTTCCGATCAAACGAACGCCAGCAGTTACATCACGAACGGTCGAGACCATCCGCTTCTCAGCATATATCGTAATCGTTCCCGGCTGGGTTTGCTCCATTCTCTGAAGCGTCATCTCCGAGTGATCGACGATCCACATAAACCGAGGCCAGTTTGCAAGATAGATTGGAGAAGCGCCAACAGCGGGAGCGTCTAAGTAAGGATTCGCAATCACCGGCCAGCCCATAATGTTTACCGCAGGGCCTTCGTCCTTTTCGCCGACTTCAACAAGTGCGTAAGAATTACCAGAGTGAGCATATTCTCTGAGAATCTGAATCGCTGTTGGGTGCATCATCCACGCAGTTCCCGGCATTCTCCAAAACTGACCGGGAAGGGCATTAGCAACGTCTACAAGCGTTTCCCACTCAAGATTTGTATGCGTAAAGCCAACGGTGTTAAGTGTGTGAATGCCTGCCGTTATAGCCGTTCCTGACGTTCCGTAAGCAGCGGATGATCCAGCAGTGCCTGCATACATCTTTAAGCCTCTAAGACCGTTTGTCGCGCCCGTAGAGGTCGTTGTAGATCCTGCCTGATCGTTATTGATTGCCATCGACGCGGCTTCGATCTGACTGAATTCCATCGCGAGATCTTCAACAAGCGCAGCGTCTAATCCGTTGATGTCATCCATCGCCGCAGCCCTGATTGGCATCTGAGCGGAAATAACACGCATCGGAAGCTGCCAGATGGATGTGGCGATATTGGGTGAGCCTGAGTTGGCGTTAACCGTGTAGCCCCACGGGTTGGTGGAGTTAGCAGCGTTACCTGTTTTGACAACAAACTGAATATCCGAGTCTGCCGTCATTGTCTGATTTGCATAAACCCGAAATGGGTTCCAGTAACGAAGCGATGCAAACACATCCTCGTTAAATACGCGACCACCAACCCCGCTGCCTGAGCCGGTTAGGGCTGAGGCTTCCGCGAGGTTGACAGTGCTTTTGCCCTCGTGGAGAGCCTTTTTCAAGCCTTCCAAAATAACCTGTTTCATAATCTCTCCAAAAGGGAGAGGGCTTTCGCCCTCTTTTATCAAGCAGCCGTACCAGTCGAGCGATAACGCACACCAGCGTTAGGATCGCGCACCGAAGTGGCTGCACGAGTCTCGCCGTAGAACGTGATCGAACCGGGGAGCGTCTGGTCGTAGCGACGGAGAACCATCGAGAGACGCATGACGATGGTGTGGAACTGCTGCCAATCCGCAAAATACATCGGATAGTAGGACGTAGTTCCTGCTGCGCCGGTGGTGGGCTGGCTGGGGTTATCAAGGTACTTGTTGACTGCAACCTTGAAGCCGAGCAACTCACCAACGATGCCATCAGTGCGTGACAGACCGTCGATGTAGATCGGACGCTTCTGATCGTCCACGAGACCACGGATGCCCTGAAGCAGGATCGGGTTAATCATGAACGCTGCGCTGGGAGTCCAATACTGCTGTGGCAGGCTGTAAATAAAGTTCACTACGTCTTTGTAGTTCACATTATTTGCGGCAACCGTGTTGGCGTTGGTGGTCAACTGATCGTAGGTAGCAAGGTTATGCAAACCGTTGGTGGTTGCAGTTCCCGAAGTACCAAACGAAGCTGTCGAGCAAGAGCCGCCCGTGTAGGTGCTGTTAGCGCCAGCGTACTGATCCAACCCGCGCAGACCATCAGCGCCGCCCGTCGTTACAGAGGTTCCGGTTCCCGACTGATCGTTATTCTGGATCATCGAGGTTGCCATTGCCTGCTGGAACTCCATCAGCATATCGTCAACAACGTTAGCCTCTAAGCCGTCGATGTCATCAAGCGCTGCCGTCCTGATTGGGAACTGAGCGTTCAAGTCCTTAAGGATCACCTGCCAAATGCTTGTGGCTTCAGTCGTGGGTGTTCCATTATTCTGAACGGTGTAGCCCCACTGTGCGCCTGCATTGCCAGTCTTGACTCTAAATTGATATGCGGAACCGTCAGTTGCAACGATGCGCGACAGATCCATCAAGGGATTTCCGAGACGCTTTGCAGCGAATACGGGGTCGTAAGCGGTGCGGCCACCAACGTCGTAGCCAGAACCCGTAAGAGCCGAGGCTTCCTTGATGTACGCTTCGCACTGATCGACCGATTCAAAGATCTTGACTTCGCGCTCGATGTTGTTACCGGCCTTCATGTACTCCTTGAGAACGTCCTTGAAACGACGATTTGCTTCGCCACGGACGGTCTTGTGAATAGGACGGATGATCGAAGGAGCGGCAACTTTTGCCTCTAAAGCGGCAATCTTTGCTTCGGTTTCGGTCTTAAGCGACTCGACAGCCTCGGCAACTTTTGCCTCGACAGCCTGTGCGGTTTCTGCAAGTTTTGCAGCGCTAGATGCTTCGATTGCATCTAATTTTTCAATGACTTTTTCCAACATTTTGAAATCTCCTAACGGGTTGAAATAGCTTTCAGCAACTCGCGGTATTCGAGCGCTTTCAGCAACTCCGCCGCATCAGACTCACTCTGAGTGGCAGTTTGTTGATCGCCCACAGCATCACGCTGTTCCAAAATGGCTTTCAACACACCGGACGCGGCGGTCGCATCCCGGCGAGATAGCCCTGCATCACGCAAAGCCTTCTCAATCGTTCTCGGATTGGGTTTTGAGCCCATCCAATACTCAAGTCTACTGATCTCAGCCTTCGGATTATTAGGCTGCATCACGATAGAAACTTCGGCTAGACCACCTTTGACGATCTGAAAGAACATGTCGGGATCGTCTGTAGGCTCGCCATTCTCATCAACCATTTGATACTCATCGGCATACGCACCGACAGAAACGCCGCCAACCATCCGCGGGCTTTCCTTCATGATCGTATAAAGATCAGACCCGGAAGTGGTGTTCAGGAAGATCTTTCCTGTGCCGACCATCCCTTCTTCGGTAATGTCGAACTTCGACCATTCGCCGACAGGCATCATGTCGGAGGAGTGCTGGAAGTACATAGGAAGCGGCCTTCCTGCTTCCATCCACATCTCGTGCCACGCCTCAAAAGCCTCTGGCGTATAAAAGAACCGTCGACCGTCTGCGCCTTCTCTTGCGCCCCACGTCGTTAGTGTGGCTTCGATTTCACCCGTGGGTTCGCCCGTTGCCTCGTCTGCTTTCCTGCCTAGCTCGACTTTGGCTTCGTAGAAAAAAGTGATGTTCTTAGCCATTGATAGGTTCCTTTTTAACTATTCCATCTACCAACTTAGGTTTTGGCTTCCTCTTGTCTGCCGCGGCCTTGAGTTTCTCTAATAGATCCTTAAGCATTTCCGGCTCTGCCTGTTTTGCCGACCACTTTAAGGTTTCCACCACCGCCAG